CAACTTAGAGAGCAAACTCGCTTCCAATTTCTGAGTGTGCAGTAGTGTTACACCCTAAAATCGCTTACGACCTAAAAGCAAACTTAACTAATACTTTTGCAAACGCAAATGCAAACGACTTAGCTAACGAAGCTTTAAGAAATGGTTTTGTAGGAAGATTAGCTGGTATGCCTGTATTCGAAACAGCAAACATGGCGAATACTGGAACAGCTGGTGACTATAAAGGTGGAGCATTCCACAGAGATGCAATCGCTTTAGCAGAAATGCAAGGTCTTAAAGTTGAGACTCAAAGAGATGCGTCTTTAAGAGCAGACGAGATTGTAGCAACAGCAGTATATGGCGTTGGAGAAATCCACGATTCATATGGTGTTGAATTACACTACGACTCATCTATTCAATAGTAGATAACTTCTTGTGGGGTAGAAATACCCCACGAGTCTATAAGGAGAATAAATGGTAAAAGTAATTTCAAATAAACCAAAAACAATAAAACTAACTAGAAATAATAAAACAATCGAAAGACCTTTGATTGATTATCAAAGAAATAAAAATCTATGGCATTTTAGAGGTTTTAAACCTGTTGAAGATGTTGTAAAAGTAGAAAATAAGGTTGAAGATAAAGTTGTAAATCTTAAACCTAAAAAAACTAAAAGGAAGAAACAAGATGAACAAGTGGATTTGGTTAAAGAGTAAAAAATCAGCTAAATGGTTATGGGTTAAAGCTAAGAATAATCCAATGTATTCTATACCTGTAATAGTAGTAATAATTTATTTAATAGTAGGTTAATATGGCTAATTTTACTGGTGCTGATGTCATAACTGCCGCAGATGTAACTAAGTATCAACCTGATGCTTTTGGTTTTGGGATTGCTTCTACTGATACAGAAGCAGTTAATTTCTTTGCACAAACAACAAACGATATTCTAAGACAATTAAGAATCGAATGGTGGCCAGTATATAAAACAAATGTCTATACTGATATTACTGTTTTAAATACAAACGAAATGGTCAATACAAAAGTTAATTTAGACCAATTTGAACGTGCTGGAGTTTATTTATTCTTAGGCAGATTCTTATGTCCAGCTTTATCTAAGTTTAGACCTGAAACAGAAAAAGATAGATTTGAAAGAATGGCAGAACATTATCTTTCTGAGTACAATAGAGAATGGAGAGAAATATTAGAAGATGGTGTTGAATACGATAGTACAGGAGATGGAACTATTGTTAAAAACGAAAGAGAGTCTTTACACGGGTCAGGACGATTAGTTAGATAATGGCAATAGGAATTAAGATTAAAACTAATTCTAAACACATAGAAAAAAGATTTAAAAGACTACAATCTAAATTTCCTAGCATAATTGATAAAGGTGTTTTACAAGCTGGTTTTCAATTATTAGATATTATTAGAACTAAGACAGCAAAAGGAATAGATGTTAATTCAAGAAAATTTGCACCTTATAGTTCAGGATATTTAAAAAAATTAAATAGAGAGGGTAAAAGAACAGCAGTTGATTTATTTTATACTGGTAGAATGTTAAGTGCATTAACACCTAATAATAAAACAGTAAGAAAAACAGGTAAGCATAAAATAACATTAGGATTTGCAAATGCACAAATGAGACAAAGAGCATTATATAACCAAGTATTAAATGAACCTAAAAGAGTATTTTTTGGCTTTAATGATAGAACAGAAAAGATTATACAGAATACGTTTAACAAGTTTATAAAAAAACAATTTAGAGATATGAAACTATGAGTGTAAGAGAAAATATAGCATCAAATTTATTATCTGTTATTTCAGCAATCAGTAGTCCAATAACAATTAAAAAAGCTACTAGACAACCTTTTCCCATTGATGAACTTTCAGAACAACAATACCCAGCAGTTATAATTCAAACATCAGAAGAAACACGAGATGATTCGGAATTAGGAAGTGGTGCAAGAACAAGACACGGAACGATTGATTTTATTATATCAGGTTTTGTTAAAGGTGCAGAAGTCAATATAGATACTAAGAGAAACGAACTTATTACAGCTATTGAAACTGCTGTCGAATCTGATATTACGAGAAATGGTAACGCATTAGATACAATGGTTATATCTTGTGAAACTGATGAGGGGTCTTTATTCCCTGTTGGTGGAATAAGAATGACAGTAAGATGTATGTATGAATATCAATCAGGAACACCATAAGGAGAAATAAATGGAAAAGATAATTAACAAAATACAAAAAAAGATAGATCAAATAGAAAAATACCACGATAAAGAATCTTTACTCTGTGAAGAAGTAAAAGACTTATTAGAAGAATTAAGAGAAAACTCAGTAGAAGAATCGTTTGAAGAAGATGATTTAGACGAGGATTTTGACGAAGAAGAAATTGACGAGGACGAGGATAAGTAGTAAAAGGATTTATTATGGCTAAAGATATAAAATTATACAAGAACGGATATGAAGTTATAATTAACGAAACGCAACTTGATAACTTTTTAAAACTTGGTTATAAGCAAGAAAACGATAAACAAGATAAACCAAAAAAGGATAATAAAAAATGGCAACGCATCACGGAAAAGAGGGAGTAGTAACTGCTGGGGGGAACCCTGTCGGTGAACTTACTTCATTCACAATCGAGACAACAGGAGATGTAGTAGAGGATACTCAACTATCAGATTCAACAAAATCATTTTTAGCTGGAAGAACATCTTTCTCAGGCACTTTAGAAATGAACTATGATGAAGCTGACGCACAACAAGAAACTTTAACTGCTGGAAGTTCAATATCTTTTGTATTGTTACCTGAGGGTAATACATCAGGAGATCAATCTTTCACAGGTACAGGTATTGTTACAGGTATGAGTATTAATAATGCTATGGACGCAGTTGTTTCAAGAAGTGTTACTTTTCAAGGAACAGGCGCTTTAACTAAATCTACTGTATAATAATTTATGTCAGTAATAGATAGAGTTAAAACTCACTTTGAATCACTTCAAACAATTTCTATTGAAGTTGAAGAATGGAAAGACGAACACGGCAATCCATCTGTATTTTATTCTGAACCTTTAACGCTTGAAGAAAAGAATATTATCTTTAAGAAGTCTAGTAATTTCCAAGACTTAAATGTTCTTGTTGATTTGCTTATAATGAAACTTCAAGTTAAAGATGATAAAGGTAATCTTGTAAAAGCTTTTAAACCTGAAGATAAATTTGCATTAAGAAAAAAAGCAGATTCTAATGTTATAGCTACTGTTGCAAATCGTATTTTAGCAGACACTAATTACGAGGAAGCCGAAAAAAAGTAGAAAGCGACCCCGACACTAGGTCGCTATTAGTCATAGTAGATAGGTTTCATTTCACAATACAGCAAGTTTTAGATATGCCTGTAAGTCACTATAATCTTTTGTTAGCTTACTTGAAAAAAGAGCAAGATGAGTATAAAACAAAGAAATCACTAGCTGACGCAAAAAGGTATAATTTATAATGGCAAACCAAAGACTTAATATTGATATAGTAGCACGAGATAAAGCAACAAAAGCTTTAAATGGTCTTAGAGGGGGTTTAGCTAAAGTAAGAGGTGCTGTTTTTAATTTACAATCAGCTTTTGTTGGATTAGGTGCTGGTCTTGTAGTAAGAAATTTAGTTAATACAGGAAAAGAATTAGAAAATTTACAAGTAAGATTAAAATTCTTATTAAAAGATACAAACGAGGGTGCAAAAGCTTTTGACAATATGGTCAAATTTGCATCAAGAGTTCCTTTTTCTCTTGAAGAAATACAATCAGGTTCAGGAATATTAGCAACAGTAACAGATAACGCAAAAGACCTACAACAAATGTTAGAGATAACAGGTAATGTTGCGGCAGTTACGGGATTAGATTTTAGAACAACAGCAGAACAAATACAAAGATCATTTAGTGCTGGTATTGGTGCGGCAGATTTATTTAGAGAAAAAGGTGTTAGAAATATGCTTGGTTTTCAAGCTGGTGCAAATGTATCTATTGAAGCAACAGCAAAAGCATTTGAAAAAGTATTTGGTAAAAACGGAAGATTTGGAAAAGCAACAGATGAATTAGCAAATACTTTTGAGGGAACTATGTCAATGTTAAATGACAAAGTTTTTACTTTTAAGAAGACATTATTAGATGCTGGGTTTTTTACAGAACTTAAAAATCAATTTGGAGATTTAGATATGTTCTTAGAAAAAAATTCAAAACAAATAGAAGAAATAGCTATACAAGTTGGAACAAATTTAGCAACTGCAACTATTAAAGCGGCAGAAGCAATTAAATTTTTAGTAAAGAATTTTAAAGATTTACAAGCTATTTTAGGTGTTGTCTTAATTGCTTTTGGTGGACTTTTCAAAGTATTAGCTGGTCTAGGTTTAATTATTCATGATGTTGAAAGAAGATCAAAAGAATTAGTAGGAAATTTTAAAGAAACAGCAGAAGAAGCACAAAGGTTATCAGATATATTATCAGCAGTTGATGCTAATGAGGGTTTTGTAGAACCAATGGAATCAGCTTTACAAATTATACACGATTTTGAACATGAACTTTCAGTTGCAGTTCCAAGCGCAACTCAAAAAGCTATTGATAAATTTGAAGAATTAAATAATACAGCTTTAGAAAATTTAAGAAACAAGATGTCAGATATTAGAATGACAATAGTTGAGGGTTTAAATAGTGGTATTAGTAAATTCTCAAATGCTTTATCAAGAGCAGTAATTTTAGGAGAAGATTTAGGTAAATCATTTAAAAAAATGTTACAAGATGCTCTTGTAAATAGTTTAGCCATAATGATTGAGATGGTTATAAGAATGGGAATACAAAAATTATTAGGTATTGAATTAGAAAAATCAGATAAAAATAGATTAAATACTGAAAAAAATATTACTAGAGAAAAACAAAAACAAGTTGCACTACAAGCTATATTAGTTGCTATGGGTGGCGGCGGTGGTGG